GGTCGAGGACGAAACAACTGCGTTAAGCGCAGTGCTGTTCCCGATGATTGCCGCCATAGCGGTCTAATGCGTCGTAAAGTGCCCGTTTTTTGAAGCTTGGTGTATAATGACTATACATCAAAAATCGAAAGGGGCACGAGCCTTTGAACGCTAAAACAGAGCTTGCACACCGGATTTGCACAACATTTCCGGTTAGTACGCCGATCACCGTCGAGGCGGTGACGGCAATCCTCAAGGACTACATTATCATCAAAGACAGCGACGATCAGCGCAGCGATTTGAACCGGAGGATCAAGTATTACCTGGGTGCTAAGCGCATTGACGGACTGTCAGAACGAACCTTGAAGAATTACAGGTATAACCTCGAAATGTTTGCAGAGCACATGAACAAGAGCGCGGCGAAGATCACCACGGACGACATTCGCGGGTATATTGGTTACCTTGCGGAGAATCGGCATCTTGCCGAAACGTCACTGCAGACGCATATCAACACACTGCGGGCGTTTTTCGGGTGGCTGCATATCGAAGAGAAAATCAAGAAGAATCCCATGTCAAAGATAAAGTCCTTGAAATTGGACAAGAAGGGTGCCCGCCAGGCGCTGACTGTGGAAGAACTGGAACGCCTGCGCGATGCCTGCCAGGGCTACCGCGAAAAGGCGCTGGTTGAATTTCTCGTGTCGAGTGGCTGCCGATTGAGTGAGGTCGCACAGCTTAACGTGTCCGATCTTGACCTTATCGGCCGCACGGTGCGCGTCACCGGCAAGGGCGATAAGGATCGGCAGGTGTATTTCAGCGTTCGTGCAAGGCTTATGGTGCAGGAGTATATGGTATCCCGCAAGGGCGGCACCGGCTTGTTTGTGAGCAGCAAATCGCCGTACGAGCCGCTGAAACCTCGGGCGATACAGCGTATTATCCGCGCGATCAGCGAGAGGGCAGGACTGGAAAAGCACGTCCACCCGCACCTGCTCCGGCATACGTTTGCGACCCATGCGCTCAACGGCGGCATGGACGTCACTGTTATTCAGAAATTGCTGGGGCATGAGGACGTATCGACGACGCAGATCTATGCGGAGATGTCAGACGAAACAATAAAGCATCAGTACAATAAATACGTTGCGGCAAACTAAGCCGCGGAAAGGAGCACACATGAAAATCAACGGAATCAAGGCGCTGGACTATCAGTGCCAGGGCGACAGCCTGACGTTGACGCTGACCGAAACCGACTTTGAAACGGTGTCCAATCTGAACACCGCTCTGGTCGAGGTCCGCACCGATGACGGCGATCTGGTTGAGGCGCACGGCGGCTATGCGCTGCGTGCCATCACCTACGACAAGGACAAGCAGACGTATACTGTCGCTTGCACCACGGCCGCCGACGATACGACCGCGCAGGCGATCTCTCAGTTAGTGTCTAAGGTGGAGGAGCTGGAAACCAGCAACACCGCACTGGCGGCTCAGGTGGATTACATTTCCATGATGACCGATACGGAGGTGGCGTAAATGGCTAACTGGTTTGACCGCATTAAGAAGTATTACGCCGCCGGTCTGTGGACCGAGAAAATGGTCGGCAATGCGGTGGTGAAGAAGAAAATTACCGCCGAGCAGTACAAGAAAATCACCGGCGATGACTACAACAAGTAAGAATCACCGGAATTTTTACACTTGATAGGGCAGAAGCCCGGAAAGGACAACATTATGTATCCCAACAACATCTACATCAAGAACTACGCAGAAGTGAAGAAGTACCCCGGCGATATTGGCGTACAGCTCGACATGTTCGACAACGCGCATCATCTCAAGCACAACGCGCTGCTGCGTGCCCAGTACAAGCACTGGCGCTCTGTGCAGACCGGTGTGCCGGAGCTGCTGAGCGTAGAGGACAAGCGTCTGCTGGGTATTTGATCATGCCGGCGGAAGTTATCACGGCAGCGCTCAGTCTGGTCGGTACATTGGTCGGAACGCTCGGCGGCATTGCGCTGTCGAGCAACCTGACCAACTACCGCATTGAGCAACTGGAGAAGAAGGTGGAGAAGCACAACAATCTCATCACGCGCACGTATAAGCTCGAACAGGAGTTTGCCGTGATGGATGAGAAAGTGAAAGTGGCCAACCACCGCATTGACGATTTGGAGGATTTAGAACATGAAAGTTAATATTCCGGTACGCTTTCGCAATCCGTGGTTCTGGGTTGGCGTTGCGTCGGTTGCTATTACGGCGATTGGTGTTGACCCGCAGACGTTTACGAGTTGGGCGGCTGTGTGGAACGGTGCTGTTTCGGTGCTGTCTAATCCGGTGCAGCTTGTTACCATGTGTCTGGCTATCCTCAGCGTGTTTGTGGACCCCACCACGGCGGGCATCGGGGACAGCAAGACCGCGCTCGGCTATGACAAACCGAACAGGGAGGAGTAAGGTATGCAGATCATCGAGACCAATTTGCCGACAAACGGCAGCTTCAAGCGCCGGAACAGCACGGATGAGATTATTCTGCACCATGCGGAAGCAAGCCGCGCGAGTGTGGAGGAGGTCAACCGCTGGCACCTGGAACGCGGGTGGACCGGCATTGGCTACCATTTCTACATCCGCAAGGACGGCAAGGTTTACAGAGGCCGCCCGGAATGGGCGGTCGGCGCGCACGCGCAGGGGCACAATAGCCGCGCGATCGGTATTTGCGTCGAGGGCAGTTATATGACCGAGACCATGCCGCAGGCACAGCTGGACGCGCTGAAAGACCTTATCCGTACAATGATGGCGAAATACCCCGGTGCAAAGCTGTTACGGCACAAGGACGTAAATTCCACCGACTGCCCGGGAACGAATTTCCCGTGGGCGGAAGCGCAGCAGTACGGCGCACAGACTACCACCAAGAAGGAGGAAACCAAGATGACAGACAAGGAATTTGCGGCACATGAAGAACGCTATCAGGCGGAAAAGGCCAACCAGAAGCCGCATCCGTATGCTGCCGAGGCTTGGCAGGCGGCAGTAGACGCCGGTATTATGGACGGTACCAAGCCGCAGAGTCCGCTGACGCGTGAACAGCTTGCGGTGATTTTACAGCGTTTAGGTCTGCTCGGAAAGGGTGTGAAGTAAATGGGACTGGGTTCTATGCTGGCGGGCGCTGTTAAGGCGGCAGCTGCAGCGGCAAAGGCAAGCAAGAGCAGCTCCGGCGGATCGTCCTCGGGCAGCTCGTCGGGTTCTTCCAGTTCGAGCGGATCCTCGTCCTCCGGCTCGTCCGGCGCTTCGATGGCGGCAACCGGCAAGGGCGGCAGCTACTCTATCGGCTCGGACAAGGGCAAGAATTTTGTGAGTTCTGCGGCTGCCGGTTCGACCATGAAAGGCTCGGACGGCTCGACATGGACCAAGAACAGCGACGGCACGACCACGATCAGCAAGGGCGGCCAGACGTTCACTTACGGCGGCGCTTCCGGCACCGGCGGCTCGGGCGGGAGCAGTTCGGGCGGCGGCTCGTCCGGCAGCGGTACTTATACGCCGCTCGGCTCCCATAATGACCAGACCATCAAGGACACGAGCGTGGAGGATTCCGCACAGATGGCGGCGATCAAAAAGCGCTATGCGGAAGCACAGGCGCGCGGTGACACTGCGGCTATGAAATCCGCCCATGCGGACGCCGAGGCGCTGCGTGCGCAGTACGGCTATTCCGGCGGCTCGGACGGCTCGGACTACATCGGCAAGGGCTATGTGAGCGGCAATGTCCTCGGCAAGCAGATGAGCAATCAGCTCAATAGCGGCTTTGACGCCTACAAGAAGTACATGGAGGACGCTGCGGCACAGCAGCAGGCGGCGCTCAAGGCCAAGGTGGATAGCGCGGTCGCCAGCCTGAACGGTCAGAAAAACGACGTGAAGAAGCAGACCGAGGCCAACAATGCCGCTGCGGAAAAGGCGTATATGCAGAGCATTAAGCCCGGCGGCTCGAACGCGGAAACCCTTGCGGCAAACGGCCTGCTGACAAGCGGCCTTACCGAATCGAGCCAGATCAGCGCGGGCAACGCCTATCAGAACGCGCTGAACAGCAACGCCACCACGCAGACCGAGACGCTCGCCAAGATCGAGCAGGCCATTACACAGGCACAGCTTACCGGCGATATTGAGGCGGCAAACGCGCTTGCCAATCTCTATAAGGAGATTGCCGCCAAGAGCTACGAGAATACCCAGAACATCGTTGCGGCAAACCAGTGGGGTCAGCAGTTCGGGCTTTCGCAGGCCGAGCAGACGGGTACTTACAATGGTACGCAGACGCTTGCCATGCGGCAGTATGAGCTGCAGAAGCAGCAGGTGCAGCAGGAGCTTGAAGCAGGCAAGATCGACATGGAGACGGCACGCAAGCAGATTGAGTATATCAATGCGCAGATTGCGTACATGCAGGCTCAGACTACCGGTCAGAACCTTTCCAACAAGTATTCTCAGTGGCAGCTTAACCAGCTTTAACTACGCCAGAAGGCGGCGATTTTCGC